GTCGTGGAACTCATGGTGTTGGAAAACAATACGAATGGTTGGGTGGTGATACTTTACAACCAGACACATATGATGTTTATGCTCAAGAAGAGTTAGATAGTGCTGCAAGACAATATGTTGAAAGAGCGGTTGATGACATGGGTTATGAGGCATTTACAAGTTGGGTGTGGGATCAAGCAATCGATAAAGGACAATGGCAAAGTTGGTTATACGATTTTTATGAAGATATAGTTAGAGATGACCCTGAACATTATGATATAGGACTTGAATTATCTACAAATCAACAACATCAAGTTAATCAATTAACAAAAACTATAGAAAATCTAAATAATAGATTAGAAAAAGAGGAATTGTCTGACGAAGAATACGAAAAAATTGAAGGAAAAATAGAAGGTCTAGAAGAGACAATAGAAGATATTAAAGAAGATCCACAAGGTGGTTATGATGAAAGTTCCATAGAAAATGAAATTGATGATAGAGTTAGTGAATATATTGATGACATAGATGATTTTATTAAACACTATGGTTATGATAAAGATTTTATCATGGATTTTGTTGATTTAGATGAGGTTACGGATATTGTCGTAAATAGTGATGGATATGGAGTTTTATTAAATTCATATGATGGAGAAATGTTTGAAACACAGGTAAATGGTGATTGGTATTATGTAATGAGAGCGAGTTAGGACTTTATTTGTTCATCTTTTTGTATTACTTTTTAACACAGAGATGGCAAGAAGAAAAAAAATAGAATTTTTATTAAATACCGATTGGATGTTTGAAAAACCAATTGATCGAGAATATAAAGAATACAAATTACTTTCTTATTTTCAAAAGATGGGAGAAAAACTCGACAAGTTGGAGTTATACCCAGGATTTATTGAGTTGTCATTACATTTAATGAATGTTCAGGCTTTAATGAGAGATCAAAAAATTGTTTATACCGATAAAAAACTAAACAATATTGATGATGAATTATTAGTTAAAGACCTCAAAGTCAAAGAAATTCCAAAATTAACAGAAGAAGAACAAAAAGAATTTATTTCCATTTTAAGTTATTCGGCACCAAGAATTATGGAGTATTTCAACATTGCAAAATCTGTATGGACAATTGTTTTCGATTCATTGGATATGAAAATTAGACGAAACAAGAAAAATGTCGTAAATCCCAAAGGTTACTTTTACTTCATCGACAATTTAAAAAAACATTATGTTTGGGAATACACGATAAAAAAACAAACAAAATCTAATCCCCAACAAATGACAAACGTAACTTTGGTCTATTCTGACCAAGTGAATGATTTGACTATTTCAAAAATAATAAATAACTTTTCAACATTCACGGTTGAAGAGAGAAGATCCGCACCAATCTTTCAAATGACATGTTCAGGTGAGTTTCCAATAGAAGAAACTTTACTTCCAATGTTTAAAAGAAGAATATCAGGATTTATTTCACAATCAAAAACTTTATAAAAAAAATAGAAAATAAAAATAATGGTTAATGGATGGGCGTTATTAGTGGGGATATTTTTTGGGTTTTTAGCACAAATTGGAACTTTCTTTCAACTTCAAGGACCTTTGAAATATGAATGGGTAAAAAATCATTATTGGATAATGGTAATGATGGGTATTCCAATATCAATGTTGTTTATGTATTCAGTGAAGAATATGATAATTGCATACAATGGTCAAATGTGGCCTTCAAGGTTGATTGGATTTAGTATTGGGGCTGTTGTTTTTACATGGTTAAGTTGGTTGATTTTTAAAGAACCCTTAACATTAAAAACCATAGTTTGTTTGATTTTAGCGATAGGAATTTTAATAATACAATTATTTTGGAAATAGAATGGAAAATAAAGAACATGTAAATCACCCACAACATTATGGGGGATCAGAAAATATTTACGAAGCCATCAAAGTGATTGATGCTTGGGATCTAGGGTTTAGTTTAGGAAATACAATAAAATATATAAGTCGTGCAGGAAAAAAAGGAAAAAACAAAGAATTGGAAGATCTACAGAAAGCCTCTTGGTATCTCCAACACCACATCGAACAACTCGAACAAAAAATCAACTCTGAATCAAGAGATTAACATCTTAGATGCGATCACCACACCAAATGAATTAATTCGTGAAACCCTTATCAACTTTACTTGGGGGTTCTTAGGAAATTCTATTGTTGTTTTTGTTGCAAAAGAACTGGACTTTTTAGTTTTAATAAACTATATTGTTTATTACATTTTAATTTCTTATATTGTGAATAGAAATAAGTATGAAACTATATTAGGTAAGTTTATTATTCTTCCTGGATCAGCGGCGGCAGGTGCTTTTACAGGATATAAATTGGCACAAATAATATCAAATTTTTTATAACATGGACTATTACAAAATTATACTTGGTGGTCGAGGATCCGAAGTTTATCCTTTCGAATTGAATGAAGAACAATATGAAAGTCTTCTTGATGGGAATGTTGAAACTGATGGTTTAGATTATGATGATATATGTCAAATTTTAAATGTTGAATCATATTTTGATTGTATAAATGAGACCATAATGGGACCATATACAGAAGAACTATATATGAGAGTCGAGGATTTAAACGGAGTTATCTTATATGAAACTGAAAGTGTTGATTATGACAAGTGTAGTCATAGAGAATTATATAATGAAAATAAAAAATATCTCTTTATTGAAGATTATTGTAAAGGACAACATATAGTTTATGATATTCCTTTAGAGGAAGAATTTGACATTTCCAAATTAAAATTTAAAATTGCTGACATTTCAGAAAGAATTGAAATTGTTGAAGGTATTTCTTACGAAGGTCAAGATTTTGAAATCTACAAAGGATATGGAACAACAGATAGTAAAGGTTACTATTACACATTAAAACAAGAATATAAAAATGATTGAAACTTCACCACACTAACAGATATTTATTAGTATGGAGAAGTTATTATTAGATAAAAATGAGATTATTAAAAAATATAATGAATTACGAAATATTCATAAGGTTTCAAAATACTTTAACGTATCGGTAACACCTATAATTCGAATTATAAAGAATGAAGGTATTGAACTGACTAATAGAAGATATGAAGTTAATCACGATTATTTTAATATTATAGATACAGAAGAAAAGGCTTATTGGTTGGGTTTTTTATATGCGGACGGTTATATAAGAGAAAGAAAAAGTGGTAATTCTTTGGAAATAAAATTATCAATTAAAGATTATGATCATCTTTTGTTGTTTAGAGAATGTGTAGGTTCTAACCATCTAATCAAAGAAAGTCATAATAAAGTTAAATATAATGGACGAGTTTCAACATCCCACATGGCTCATTTAGCAATATACTCATCAAAGATGGTTGAATCAATAAAGAAAAAAGGTTTTCATAGTCGTAAGACTTTTACAATTGATAACCCAAACCTTGAAAAAAAAATAATACCACATTTTATAAGAGGTTATTTTGATGGAGATGGATCTTTTTCCTTCAACCCTGAAAAGTATATAAACAAGACACAAATTGTTAGTGCTTCTGATAATTTTAAGAGATTTATTATTGAAGAGTTAGATGATAATAATATAAAAATTAATTTATATTCTGAAATAAAATTACAAATACAAAATAAAATGGACAACAATAAATTTTATGATTACATTTATCGTGACGCTAAAATTTATTTGAAAAGAAAAAAAGAAAAATATGAAGAATTTAGAAGATATTATGGGTTCGATAATCAATGGTGATTGTATCGAGGTTATGAAGACATTACCAGAAGGGTGTATTGATTTAGTTGTTACTAGTTGTCCTTACGGTGTTGGAATTGATTATGATGTCTATGAAGATGATGTTGAATTTGAGGACTACAAAGTTTTTTCAAAACAATGGTTGTCTGAGGTGTATAGATTATTAAAAGATGATGGACGAATTGCCCTGAACATCCCTTATGAAATTAACAGACAGAAAAAAGGTGGTCGTATCTTTTTTGTATCAGAGATGTGGCAGATTATGAAAGAAATCGGTTTTGGTTTCTTTGGTATCGTGGATTTAGAAGAACAATCACCACATAGAAGTAAGACAACAGCTTGGGGTTCTTGGATGAGTCCTAGTTCGCCATATATTTATAACCCAAAGGAGTGTGTAATTTTAGCTTATAAAAAACAACACATTAAAAAGGTTAAGGGTCAACCACAATGGACAGGAGAGATGACTGAAGTTGAAAAAGAAGATGGGTCTAAAAGAAATAAAATGGTTTATGATGAAAACGACAAGAAAGAATTTATGGAACTTGTTTTTGGTCAGTGGAACTATTTTGCAGATACAAAGTCATTGACTAAAGCAACCTTTTCAATGGATATACCAACAAAGGCGATTAAGATATTGTCATATAAGAATGATGTAATTCTTGATCCTTTCGCTGGTTCGGGAACTAGTTTGGTCGCCGCAGAAATCTTGGATCGCAGATGGTTGGGAATAGAATTGTCACCAAATTATTGTGATATTGCAAGAGGAAGAGTTCAGGTCTTTGTTGATGAAAAAACAAAAGTGAAAGTTGAAGAATTAGATTAATTTTATTCTGTCACCTTCTTTGACATTGTATTTCTTACAAGATCCACCTGGAAGTTCTAAAACAAGATTACCACTTCCTTCATATCTATCACATTCATCTGTGATACAAGGTTTACAATTATGATGAATTTTTATAATCTCATCATCGTTGATAAAAATTATGTCTAAATGAACCAAACAATTTTTCATCCAAAAAGAGTGAGGTTCATCATCCATAAAAAATAACATACCGTCAAATGATCCGTCAAATCTTTTTCCCATCATACCTTTTTGTATGTCTTTTGATGTTAATAATGTTTTAACGTCAAAAAGACTATCATTTACCTTTACCTTCATATTTATAAATATCTATGGTTAAATTTAAAAAATGGGCTGGTATAATTTTAAAACATAACGATGAGGTTTTGTTATGTAAAAGAGCCCCCGAAAAGTCTTTACCAAATACTTGGTCAATACCGTCAGGAAAAATGGAAGATGGTGAATCACCGGGTTATTCTGCTTTAAGAGAGTTTTATGAGGAAACGAATATTGAACTTGATCGAAAAATTGATTTGATTGGTTTTATAACTAAATATAAAAAAGACGGAACAAAAAAAGGACATATGTTTGTCTTCAAGTCCGAAGCCCAAGAAAAACAAGAACCTGATTTAGAAAAGGCGCAAGACGGATTTGAACATACATCTTGTAGATATTACAAAAAAGAAGAACTACCTGAACAAGAAGGTAATGAAGAATTGATGGAACTTATTAAAAAAGTTTTGAAATAATTTGAAGTATAATTAAAAGTTTATTATATTTGTAGAAATATAAAACAAATGATAAAAACAACTTTCCATCACACAATCACCATTATGAACGAGAAATTCGGAAATCTTTTGTCCGAGTCTTTTGTAGACCCGATACAATTCAAAATATTTTTAAAAATGGTGGATGGAGCGTTGAACCTAAATGAAGATCTTTCGTATTATGATGGAAACACATTTTTAGTTCACATCCCATCCAAAATATTAAAAGAATCTGTAGTTTTAACCAATGTAAAAGAGGTGACTATTGCAGAACAAGTAAGAAATAAAATTGAAACATTAGTATAAATGAAACATATAACATCACTTTTTTTATTGGTTTTACTAATCACTTCTTGCGTAAAAGAAGACGTAACTCCACAACAACCATTACCACCACAACCCATAATCACTGATACAATAACTGTGGACTCCACCATAAGTCTAAAAAACACAACGTGGGTCATTACAAAGATTTTAAATACTAGTTTCAATCAAGAACTTAGATCTGACACACTTTTTTTTATTTCAGATAATGTGTATTCTTTCAATGGAGTTCAGTCAACTTATAATTTGTATTCAAATGCTTTCGGATATTCTTTAACTTTGAACAATACACCTTGGGGTCATATTAGTGGAACTATATATGATTACAACTTAACACAAGGTTTAGTTGAAAATTGTCAATTTAAAAACTATTTTACAGGACAAAATAGTGTTAGAATTTGGATGGAAAAACAATAGTTTCCTTGTTCTTTTAAAAACAAGGTGGTGGAGAAATGACACATTCAGTGTCGACCAAAAATAAAGGTGAGAAATTTTCTCACCTTTTTTATTTTTCATGGTATTTATATTAAAAATATCATTTATGAAAAAAGATCTTTTCAAAATCAACGAAGAAGACAGAAATAAAATTTTGGAAATGCATATAACGGCAACCAAAAACAAATATTTGTTTGAAGATAACACAACAACAACCACAACTACAGTGGCTGCTACACCTACAACACCTACAGCAGCAAGATACACAACAGCAACTTGTGCAGGAAAAAAACCTAACTGCCAAGAAAAAGTTTTAAAAATTCAAATTAGAATGAATGATGAATGTCCTGCTGAAGTCTTGACCACAAAACTTGTTGAAGATGGGGCTTGGGGGGTTAAAAGTTCAACTGCGTGGGGAGCTTGTAAAGGTAAATTAAAACCAACAAAACAAGCACCAACAACCACTACTGATCAAAAACCGGCGGTAGACAATACGACAAGTCAAGAAACAATGAACCAAATGTTTAATAATTAATAAGATGGGAAATATAATACTAACAGAAAGCCAATATTCAAGAATAAAAAACTTTTTAGTTGAAAGTGAAATAACTAAATCTTTTTTACTTGAACAGAATGTCACAATAGATAATAAAACAGGATTTGTAACCTTAACCAAAGATTTGAAATTCAAAGCCAAAGATGAGTACGACCGAGAAAAAGAGATTGATATAGTAGGTAATAATGCAAAATTATACCCAACACCAAAAGGAAATGTTGGTGGTGAAGTATTGATTAAAATGACTAATGTAGGATTCCAAGGACCCCAAAATTATGCAAAAAATAAAGTATATTTTATGTGTAAAACAAGTGAATTTATGATCGGTAAAGTTAAATATAAAATTACTGATAAAAACTTGGTTTCTGAGATTTGTAAGTCTGTTCAGATTAAGAAAAACTTATCCACAACTTTTGGTACTGAAGCCGTTGGGGGTGGATTAGGTTATACTCAAAAATATGATCAACCAATAACAAGCCAAGATGGTAAAAAAATGACAATACCAAAAGGAACAGGTTTTGTTCCTAAAAAAGATGGTGCTGGTGCTAGTTTTAAACTTGGAAATGATTTTGGTTGGTTTGATTGTAAAACTAAAAACTTTGTGATAAATAAAGTTAAATATACTAGTGATACTTTATCTAAAACACTATCGGCAAAATTGTGTAAATCTGAAACTCCGGCACCAAACGTAGTTGGTGGAGGTGGTGGAACTAATACATCTGGTTCGAAAGGAGGAGGATCTTCTACAGCACTTCCACCTGATATTGATTTATATATTTAAAATATAAATAATTTATATAATATTTATTAAAAAAAAAGAAATGAAAAATAAGTTACATATGACAGAAAGTGAAATGAAAAGAATACTTTCGCTTCACAAAGAACGAATTGATAAAGAAAGAAAAATTATCAAAGAACAAAACGAAGGGATCGAAGAAGATGTTGATCCAGGACAATCTACAGGTAGAATCTTTGCTGGTTCTGCTGGTGGAGCGGCACTTGGTGCTGGTGTTGGAGCTCTTTTAACAATACCTTTAGGTGGTGTTGGTGCTGCTCCAGGATCTATTATTGGTGCAGGTGTTGGAGCTTTAGCGGGTTGGTTAACAACAGGAGGTGGATATGCCGAAAGAGTTCAAAAATTATTTAAATTTTGTAGAGATCACAGATCAGATTTAACTAAACCTGTAAACTCTATAGATAGAATTAGAGATATTGCAGACAATCTAAGATCCGCAGTTTCAGGTCTTGGAACTGATGAAGTTTTAATTGCAAAAAATCTTAGAAAACTCAAAACAATTCCTGATCTTTGTAAGTTGAGTCAAGTATATAATCAAAGATACAATGAAACTTTATTTGATGCATTAAATGGTGATATTGACCAAGATGGTGAATGGAGAGATTTTGTATGGGTTCCACTTTCTGAATTAACAAAAAACACAAAAAAAGTAGATCCTTCCAAGTTAAAAGAAAATGCTAAGAAATGTGGTTGGGGTAGTGATATTGATGGTTATAGAAATTCAGGTTGGAGATGTCCAAAAAGTAAAAAACCAAATCCTAACCCAAATCCTAACCCAAATCCTAATCCAAGTCCATACCCACCGAGTCCTGTTCCTGGAGGTGGTGGATACTACTTTGATTACGAAAAAATAATGAAAGAGATAAATTCGAAATGTAAAGGAACACCTACACCTGGTGGAGGTGGAGAAGAAATTCAAAATATTGAATGGAGCGTAACTGACGTAAATCAACCAACAAAAGACACCAAAGTTTCTTCAGAAACAATGAATACACTATTTAAAAATTAAAAAATATGGAAAAGAGAAGATTATTAGAGCAGACCATGAGTCAAATTAAAGAAGTTCAAAGTAAATTAAATAGTTGTTTTAATGCAGGTTTAGTTGTTGACGGAAAACTAGGACCCAAAACCGCAAATGCAATTATGAAACATCTCGGTATTAATATATCGAAATAATATTTTTAGAATTCACATAAAGGGAGTTTAACTCCCTTTTTTTATTTAATTTTTTTTCTTATCTTTGTTGTATGGAAAAAATGATTTATTTAGTAAGAGGAATACCGGGAAGTGGTAAATCAACATTTGCAAAAACTTTGGGTGGAGAACATTACGAAGCCGATATGTTTTTTATAGATGGGAACGGTGAATATAAATTTGATGGCTCAAAAATTAAATGGGCTCACGAATGGTGTCAAGATATGGTTTATATGGATATGATAAAAGAAATACCAAAAATTGTCGTTTCAAACACATTTACACAAGAGTGGGAAATGCAACCTTATTTTGAATTAGCAAAAAAATATGGGTATAAAGTCTTTTCAATTATTGTTGAGAATAGACACGAAGGAATAAATGAACATGGTGTTCCTGAAGAAAAAATAGAACAAATGAAAAACCGTTTTGAAATAAAATTATGATGAAATTTGATAAAATATTAACGTTTGGTAATGTGTGGATTACATCTGATACACATTACCACCACACAAATATCTGTCGAGGAGTTACAAGATGGAGAACTTTAGATGGTAAAATTCCTATTAATCAAACAAGAAATTTTCAAGATCTTGATGAAATGGATTCTGTTATTGTTAATAACATAAATTCAAAAGTCGGACCCAATGATACTTTAATCCATTTGGGTGATGTGGCTTTTGGTGGGTTTGAAAAGATTGGTGAATTTTTGAATCGACTTGTTTGTAAAAATATTCACCTTGTTTTAGGAAACCACGATCACCATATTAGAAATAATAGAGAAAACATACAAGAAAGATTCTTAAGTGTTAGTGATTACTTACAAGTTAGAATATATGATCAGGACTTTGTTTTAAGTCACTACCCATTTGCAAGTTGGAATGGATTAAACAAAGGTGTAATCCATCTTTATGGACACATACATTCAGGATATAAAAATAAATTCGGTAATGGTAAAAAAATGGATGTTGGTATGGATGGTAATGACATGCGACCATATAAATTATCAGAGATAGTTCATATGATGGATCGTCGAAAAATTGGTTCAGATATAAACAATGACCACCATTTGGATGATTTGGTTGGGGTTGTGGGATAAACCATAACTCCAACATATTTATAATTATGAGAAACATTATTATCACCGAAAGTCAATTAAGACTGATTACCGAAGCCTTGGGTGTTCCTGAAAATATTTTGGATGCCGCTGACATGTTATATGATGTTGTTGAAAATGACATCAGATCAATAGACGACATTCAAGATAGATATAATTTTAAGGGTAAAATTGATTTTGAATTGGGTGATAAGAAGAAAATAAGAATCGACTCTTATGAACTTAATGTAAAAATCGAAGAAATGGAAGATGAAGAGGGGGTTTTAGACATCATTTCAATGGGTATGGGAGGAAGATTTGGTTTTGATAGAGATGTTTATTTAAAAATAAATGAACCTTCAACCATCTTGAACTTAGATATAACTTTTGCTGTTGGTGACAATTGGAAACCAGAAGGACTTATCGCTAAAATGGAAGAGGAAAGAGACGAAAACGTATCGGCTTTGGCTCATGAGATAAAACATAAATACGATAAACAAGCTAAAGAATATAGTCGTATGGGTCCTGATGCGGTTTATCAAGCAACACAACAAAAAGGGAATTTTGCAATACCTGCAATCGATAGGGTTTTTTATAGATTTATGTATTACATTCATGCAATTGAAAACCTTGTTAGACCAACAGAGGTTGCATACTCAATGAAAAGAAAGAACATTACAAAATCACAGTTCAAAGACTTTTTAGAGGATAATAGAGTTTATAAAGAATTATTAAGAATTAAAAACTACACTTTTGATAATTTTATACAAGATTTAAAACAACAAGAAGATAGATTGGATGCTCTTTTAGAACACATCGGTGAAGACCCATCTGACATGTCTATTGATGAAAAAATAAACAAAGTATTAGAACTTGTTTATATTGATTTAGTAAATAACAGAATGGATCTTTTTATGCAAATGACTCAAGGTCCTATGGATGACTTTTTAACATTTGGAGCACAACTTGGAATGATACCACCAGGATCTGAAGAAAAAATGAAACAACTTCAAAAAACAAATGAGATTAGACGAAAGTTTTTATCACGAACTATGAGGTATGAAAAAAATCCAACTAAGTTTTTTGAGGACGAATTTGAAGAATTTAATTATATTGCAAACAAAATGTTAAAGAAAATTTCTAAACTATATGCAATGGCAAAAGACGACGAACAAGTTAGTGAATCGATTATAAATTGGGATCTTCACCAACAAATTATGGAAAAAAAATATGGAAAAAGAAAAATTGAAAAGAAATACAAAAATTGGAATCTTAAATAAATTATTGGTTTTTACACCATTACTATTATTATCTTTTATTTTAACAACACCTGAATATAAAGGAACCGCCACTTACTACGGGCAACATTGGACAGGTAGATTAACAGCATCAGGAGAAAGATTTCATGCCGATAGTTTAACCGCAGCTCACAAATACTTTAAGTTTGGAACAATACTAAAAGTTATTAACCATCATAATGATTCAATTTGTTACGTTAAGGTAAATGATCGATTACCTAAATCTTCAAAAATGATAATTGATTTAAGTTATGGAACGGCCAAAAAACTTAATTTTTTAAAAAGAGGTGTAATAAATGTGACCCTTATTCCTGTTGATACGGTTGAGATTAGAAAATAATAAATGAAATAGGTGGTTTGCTCAATACACGATAATTGATATACAACAATCAAGTAGTTCTTTGTATTTATTATAGTATCTCGACCGGCCCATGGTAGATGGGGGTTTCCAATTAGGATTCTTCAAGTGAGTATAACAATTAATGCATTTTAATTTTATACAAATGAAGAATTTATTATTATCAATTTTTGTTTTTTTTGCAAGTTTCGTCACTTTATCTCAATCTTGCACACATCAAATTTATTTAACGGACACTTGGGGTGATGGTTGGAACGGAGGTGCCGTTTCAGTTTCAGTTAATGGAATGACAGTTTTAAGTAATATAACTCTATCATCTGGTTTAGGCCCTGCAATATTTAATTTTACTGCAAGTAGTGGGCAAACAATTAGAGTTTGGAGAACATTGTCAGGATCTTGGCCTTCAGAAATGAGAGTTCAAATCAGAAATAACACAGGGACAATTTTATTAAATACCATACAACCAACAACAGGAACGGCAACTTCAGGAGGATATACTTGTATTGCTTCGTGTTCTGGTGGAGGTGGTGGTGGAGGATGTGTTAATATATATTCTTATGGGTCGTTAACTGCACCATCTATACCAGGTGCTCAAATTATAAGTTCATGCACCTTTCAATCGGAGTATAATACCATTTTTAGTGTTGTTTCGGGAAGACAATATAGATCTACATATAATTTAGGTGGTTATATTACTGTAAGACATTCATCATATAATGGAACTGTGGTTGCGGCTGGTTTTTCACCCTTAACATGGACAGCTCCTGTGTCAGGAACTTATTATATTCATTACAATACCAATTCATCATGCGGGACAGCATCTAATTGTGGGACAACAACCATTGAATGTCTTTCTTGTTCGGCACCTGCAGCACCTGTAAATGATTTAGTCTGTAACGCAACTCCAATTGTTTGTGGACAAAGTTTAAGTGGAACTACTGTAAATGCCACAAATTCAGGTTTTGGTGAAAATAATTTTTGTAATGTATCACAAACACAACCAGGTGTGTGGTATGTTGTTAGTGGTAATGGACAACAAATGACGGCTTCATTATGTGCAACCGCATGGGATAGTAAAATATCGGTATTTAGTGGCCCTAATTGTTCATCACTAACTTGTGTTGGTGGAAATGATGATTGGGGTCCAATATGTTCTTCATCATCTGCGTCTTATACTTGGAATTCATCGGTAGGGGTAAATTATTACATATTAGTTCATGGGTATAGCACTACAAGTCCATTTTCAATTGCATTAACTTGTGCCACACCACCACCCCCTTCACCAACATCAATCACGCAATCAATTAATCCAATCTGTTCGGGAGGATCAACCACTTTAACTGCGAATGGCGCCGTTGGAACGGTTTATTGGTATATTAATGGATGTGGTGTAACTCAGATTGGTGTAGGAAATTCCATCACGGTGTCTCCTACCACAACCACTACTTATAATGCTAGAAATTTCAACGGAGGTCTTTTTAGTAATGGATGTGTCTCTACTGCGGTTACCGTTAACCCAACACCAACAGTTTCGGTAAGTTCAGTAACAAACACAATTTGTTCGGGATCTAACACACAATTGATTTCATCAGTGGGGAATAATGGAGGGTCACCAGTGACTTACTCATGGTCTCCATCTACAGGACTAACAAATCCAAACGCACCAAGTCCTTTTGCTTCACCAACAACTAATCAATCATATACACTAACGGTGTCATCAAATGGATGTTCAAATACAACATCAACAACAATAAATGTTAATCCGTCTGTTGGATTTGTATCAACAATATCAGGAAACAACACAATTATTGCAGGAACACAAGAAACATATTCAATAACACCTGTTCCAAACGCAAATTATCAATGGGAATACACAGAGTCAGTTACAGCGCCTTTATGGAATAACATACCAAACTCTAATACACCATCAATATCTTTTTATTGGCCTCAAACAACAACTAATGGATCTGTTAGAGTTACGGTTTCAAATTCATCGAATTGTGGAACTCAAGTTAGATTTTTTAATATAATCACAAACGGAGCATTACCTGTGGAACTATTATCATTTGACGGAACTTGTAATGATAATCTTATTACTTTAAATTGGAGAACTGCCACTGAATACAACACATCCCACTTTGATGTTCTTAAATCAAGAGATGGTGAGAATTGGTCTAAATTAACAACGTTGAACTCTGCTGGTAACTCAACTCAAGAATTAAGTTATTCTACAGAAGATGAAAACGCAATTGACGGAAACAATTATTATAAATTAATGCAATATGATATAGATGGGGTTAGTGATGAATACGGACCAATCAATGTTATTTGTAATGGAAATTCAAAAGGGTATTTTTCAACGTTCCCAAACCCAAGTTCAGAATCTTTTCAAGTTGTGTTGAACAATAAAAACATGATTGGAAATGGTAAAATTGAAATTCAAGATTCAAAGGGGTCAATTGTTTTAGAAAAAGAAATTGAAATAAAGGGAGGTATTAATTTATATAATCTTGATATGTTAAATATTGTGTCGGGTGTATATTATATAAAAGTAACATCAAACGAGTTTTCAACTAATACCTTGAAACAAATAATTAAATAATATGGAAATAATAACCCTTGGGTTTTTTATTATCGTATTGGTTTATTTTGTAAGAGATCTTGTTGAGATATTATATACTTTTATCAGACTAAACTTTTTATATGGAGTGTCTTTAGTGGTCTTAATTCTGGTTTCGTTATTTTTATTTGTTTATTATAAGACAGTATTTCTTTGTTATTTACTAAATAATGAAATTTTTAATTAAAATAATTTCTATTCATTCAAATTAATTTCTTATCTTTGTGAGGTGAAAAAACCTTGTAAAGAATGTCCCCACTTCATTCGTAATCGTCACAACGATACTATTGTTGATTTTGCTGAGAGAACTGGTAAGAAACACAATTGTCATATGACTGAAGGAAAAAAAGATTTGTGGAATGTTAAAGATGAAAAGTTTGAATGTTATGGATCAAAGAGAGATAATTTAAGAAATTGATGTTTTTTTATTACATTTTTTACAAAAATCATCAAAATAGGTTTTTAATAAATTATAATAATTTTTTTCTATAAAATCATCAACAATTTCTCTATTCTCATTATATAATGGTTCGTCATCATCATATTCATATTCGTCATCATCATATTCATATTCGTCATCATCATATTCATATTCGTCATCCTGTGAGGTTAAAAAATCAAGTTCATTTGATAATTCCAAATAAACACCCCTAAATACATTTAACATAAATGATTCAAATCCCCAAAAACACGATTCACAAGAAAGGTGTGACATTTGTTTACGTAAAAGAGCCTCAATATGATTGGTTCTTCTTAAGAACCAAATTGGATAATTTTGGGATTCAAATTCCTCCCTTAAAATTCTTCTTATAGATTCTTGTAAGTTTGATTTACCAAAAAATTTTTTAATATCTTTTTTTGGTATTAACTTTGCTTTTATTGTATTATTCCCTAAATATAAAGATTTTTGTATTCTATGATTACCATCTAACACTCTTTCGATTTCACCGCGAATGTTAACCATAACGATTATTGGATAGCTCAAACTCGAGTTCATTATATAGAAATTTTCTTCTGGTTCTGAATGATGTGGGATATCGGGTATTTTAGATATAGGTAAATTTATTGTTGGGTAGTCCTTTGATAAATTAACTAATTCACCAACTTTACCTGTTATAAACTCATCATCAACATCAGCAGAAAATAATCCACCCAAAGGGTTATGATATTTTAGTTCTTTTTTATTTTTCATGTAATATATTTCTTAAATAATTTAAAATATGGTCTTGGATTTTAATATATGATTCGTGAGTGTCACTTTGTCTACTTATCTCTTTGGCAAGATTATCATTTGAAAAAATAAAAAACCTAACCAAGTCATAAACAGAAGTTACATACGTTTGTGGGTCTTCAATGTCGGATAAACGTTTTACATCACAGACCAATTTATTCAAATCATCGATTGAAATCCGTCTCCTGATAAATATAGATGGTATAGTATTTTTTGTCATTTGTGTTTTATTTTTTTAGTATGATTCAAATATATTAAAAAAATATTGTTTATTCAATTTAATATGATTACATTTGTGGGATGTTAATGATGAAAAGTTTGAATGTTATGGATCAAAAAAAGAAAAAGTTTAGATTACCAAGAAAAACTAAAAAAAGATTAGAAAAAGATTTCTACACTTATCCAAAAAGTGAAAGACATACTTATTTAATTGCTTGGCCATCCAAATATGAGGAAGATTATATTGCATATAAAAAAGGTTTATTAAGAGGTTTAAAAGAAGAATCAAAAAAAAGATTAAAAGATGAGTAATAGAGAAATAATTTATGGAGTTTGTGACAAGACAGGATCGTGCGACACCTATTTTGGATTCTTCAAAACTAAAGAAGATGCTGAACACGAAGTTCAAGTTCAGGCAAATAGACTCAAAGAGGATTTGGGTTGGATGAATATTGAAATAAAAAATGATAGGGCTATAGTTGAAGGAAAATTAGTGATAGTAATTCACCAATATGTTCTTCGATGATTAAAAAGTATTTGATTGTTTTCTTATCTGCTCTTATATTAGAGATTGGAAGCACATTTTACATTACGGTAGTCGCCGACAAGAATTATCTTGGAATGTTATTTTTTGCTTTCATCGGACCATTTTTATCATTACCTTTCGTGGGATTTATGGTTGATTCAAAAACTTGGAAGGAAAGAATGAGATTGGCATTATGTTCGGGGCTTGGATATTTGTTTGGGTCCTTTGTTGTGATAATATTTTTAGAATTAATTAAATGAAAACAATAGAAACTAAATTTGGAACATATATAGATATGGAAACAGAAAGTGCAACAAAACTAACCGGTGATAAGATCACAAGGTTTGTTGAGAGATTAAAAAAAATCGGTATTGATGTAAAACTATCAGGAAACTTTCCTTGGGTTTATATTGATGAGATCTGTGGTAAAAAAGTAACTGAAACATTTGGGGGAAATTGGGGATTTACTTTGATATATCTACCAAGTAGAAACGATAGCCCACCATCTGATTTTACAGATATTACAGAAATTTTTAAACTAATTAGAAAATACTCAAAATGAATTTAGACAAATTAACAATGGACGAACTTATTTCATTAAGAAATGAAATTCAAGGAAAAATACATTCCTACACAGATGGTTATTTGTATATCTGTTCTGTTCGTCAGTTTGGTAGCGTATGGGAAGAAAAACCAAGTAGTTTATATGGTTTAAGAGAACTTTGTGATTCGTATTATGGAGACAATGGTATTGTTGATGTTTATACCAATAACCCAAATTTAGAATTTCCTGAAATGGAGTTTCAAAATTATGGTGACGTTATGTATATTAAATCTGAAGATGATTACCGTGACTGGGTTAAATACACTAAGAGTAAAAACTTTATTGATGATGTAACACAAAGACTTGATGAGTGGGACGAGAAGAAAGATCTACCACTTATGTATCGTCCTTCTTTTGCTCCGATTTGGACAAGAGAAGATGTTAATGAATGGGTTACAGAGTTTGAGAGTAGGACATGGGATTTTACTGAACCAAGATCTATGAAGATAAATTATCTTGAAGAAGATGGTGAAGATTAAAAAAATAATTAATATATTTGTGATATGGAATTAGAAAAACAAAAATACAGAATCTATCTAGATGATGTTCGTACACCGGTAGATCCAAGTTGGATCGTTGTTCGTTCTTATGATGAATTTGTTAGTAAGATAAATGAAATTGGTTTAGAGAACATTAAACTAATATCTTTGGATCACGATTTAGGTGATGGTGCAATTGATGAATGGAAAAGAAATGTTTACACAAATTACACAATTGATTACAATAACATTACAGAAAAAACAGGTATGGATTGCGTTAAATGGTTAGTCGAACAGTGGATGAATGGTAAACCAATTGTTGATGTTGTGGTTCATTCACACAACGCAATTGGAAGTGGTAATATGACCGGGTATATTAATAACTACCGACACATCAATCGTTTGAAACAGAACTGTATTAGACTTGAATGGGATTATACAATAGAAAAATAAAAAAATAGTTATCCAATTAGAAAAATTTAAACATATATAAAAATGGAAAATTTAAATAGTGTATGTTATGTTGGTGTAATCGGTGAGATAAGACCAATAGAAGGGGCAGATAATATAGAACTTGCCGTTGTTGGTGGATGGAACGCAATCGTAAAGAAAGGTGAATATAAAGTTACCAATTTGGTTGTTGTTGCAACTACTGATGCTGTAATACCATTGAAACTTTCTGATTCTATGGGTGTGACTAATTACTTGCGAAAAGGTCAGAGAGTTAGAACCGTGAAACTTCGTGGAGTTTATTCTGAATGTTTGATAATACCAATAGGGAGTGTTCCCCCTAAATACAGATATGAAGGATCTGATTGTATGGAATTACTTGAGGTTTTTAAATACGAACCACCCGTTAAGATGGTTGAAATGAGTGTTGGAGGTAGAAAGGTTAAATACCACCAAAATCCTAACTTCCACGTTTATTATAAGTTTCCTAACTTGAAGAATGTTCCTGAGTTATTTACCGAAGAAGATGAGGTTGTTATCACTCGTAAAATGCACGGAACAAACGCTCGTTATGGTATTGTAAGAAAGAAAAGATTAAATCTTTGGGATCGTGTTAGAAAATTCTTTGGTAATGAATGGGTTGAATTTGATTATGTCTATGGGTCCCATAACGTCGAGAAAGGTTCTACATCTCAAGGATTTTATTCTACTGATGTTTGGAGAACTGTGGCAGAACAATACAATATCCAAAACAAACTTTGGAAATATGTTAAAGAATACTATACTCCTGAAAGATTGGGGACTGGTATAGTAATCTATGGTGAGATCTATGGACATGGAATACAAAAAAATTATGACTATGGGTTAAGTGATATTCGTTTTTCTGGATTTGATGTTGAGGTTGATGGTGTTTATCGAGAGTTCTCAATAGAAAGAGGGGTTTTTAACCAATTAGATTTACCTGTGGTTGATTTACTTTATCAAGGTAATTGGAATAAAGAAACTCAAGATAGTTTTGTATTTAATAACTTTGTTGAAGGAACCAAAGTTCCACACGAAGGTGTTGTTGTAAAACATATCTGCGGTGATCGTCAAAAAGTTGGAAAAGTTATAAATCCAGATTATTTGATCGCAAGTGAAAAACATAATTATGGTGATTCTCATTAAAATATTTTAATTTATATTAGTTTTTTTCTATTAGTTATATATTTATTATATATGGGACGATTAAAAAAATATTCCACAGAAGAGGAAAAAAAAGACGCTCAAAAAAAATGGGCTAATCAGTATTACTATCGTAACAAAGAAAAAATAAATAAAAAGGCCATGGAGAAATACTATGAATTACAAAAAAATATACGACGAAATAATTCTGAGGGCGAAGAGTGAAGAAAGAGTTAAAGGTTGTGACATTTATTATGAATCACATCACATCATACCTAAATGTTTGGGTGGGTCTGACAATCCCAATAATTTAGTAATATTAACGGCGAAGGAACATTTTTTATGTCATAAACTATTAGTATCGATTTATCCTAAAGAAAGTAAATTAATATATGCTTTATGGATGATGACAAATGGTAGTAATAAATATAGAAATAAACATTTAATAGTTTCTGCGAAAGATTATGAGAATCATAAAAAACTTTATGTTGAATCATTAAAGAAACGATTAAAAGGACGAGTTGTTAGTCCTGAAGTGGGAAAAAAAATATCTAAAGCTAAGACAGGGTTTAAATTTTCAGAAGAATCTAAAAAAAGGATGAGTGAATCACAAAAAGAAAAAACAGGAGAAAAAAATTCATTCTATGGTAGAAAACATACCGAAGAGAGTAAAAAAAAGATGTCTGAAAAGGCGAAAAATAGAAAGGTAAGTGAAGAAACTAAACTTAAAATGTCAAAATCAAGAAAAGGTAGAAAACATACCGAAGAGAGTAAAAAAAAGATGTCTGAAAATATGAAAAATATAAAAAGAAAAACTAGTGTTTGTGACATTTGTCAAGGTATTTTTTTGCCATCTAACATTAATAGACATAGAAATTCCTGTTTTATTAAAAAAAATAATACTTGATGTGATCACCTTTTTTTATTATTATTTAAAAAAAAGAAAATACTATGGCAACATTTTGGACAGAAGCAGAAGTAGAGTTAGATGTAAATGACATCTACAAAAATTTATCAGACCGAGAGGTTTTGAAAATGGTTGATTTATTTGTTGAAGAAGGTTTGGTGATTTCAACAAAGACAAGTAAAAATGAAAGTATGAATTTTTTAGATCAGGAGTGGAAGAAAACACTAGTGAATCTAATGAACAATAGACACAGACTTTCAAACGAAGATGAAGAAATGATTAAATCAATCTCAAACAAGTTGTGATGATCAAAGAAACTAACATGATTTTTGGTGTTTATGATAAAACAAGAGGTGTTGGAGGTTGTGATGATTATTTTGGGTATTTCAAAAAAGAATCAGATGCGAGAACAGAAATGAAAACACAATTTGAACATTTTAAATCTAAAAATCCAAAAGACACTTTAAAACTTTATAAAGATAGAGTTGTTAAGGTTAAAGAAAAAACAGAAGAAATATTAATAATAATACACCCAATTTTAGTAAGATGAAAGAAGAAATTTTAGTTAGATTTGCAAATGACGGTCATTATTATAATAATATTAGTATAAACCCTGAAAAAATAAAAGATGTGATGGTATTCCCAAAAGAAGTGTTTTTTACTATTGATGATGTTAGGGTTGCATGTGACAGAGAAGATTGGGATGAATTACAAAACAAATTACAAAATGATGGAAGATCAAATTGATGACTACTTAGAAAAGTTAAACATGTTAGAAAAATTAGAAAATTTATATACCGAAGACGAACAAATGTTAGATTATGAAGATAAACCAAATAGTAATTCGCCAACATGTTGGGGTAGATTACAAGATGAAGAATTTGCACCAGCATTTCCATCGGCCAATAAAGTTCCTGCCGGTATTTATGAAATAGTATGGAACAGACAATTAAGCCAACACACCCTAAAAAAACAACCATTTAAAACCGATGAATTATATCAATTACCTTCTTATGAAATTCAAGATATTCTCAAAGACATTCAAAATTTTTGGGATCGTAGAGACAAATATAGAAACTATAACTTTATTCATAAGCGTGGGATTTTAATGTATGGTGAGCCAGGTTGTGGCAAATCAGGAATTATTCAGTTGATTTCAAAACAACTTATTGAAAATGACGGAATTATTATCAATGTAAAAGACCAAGAAGATATTGACTATTTTATAGATTTTATTTCAACCTTTAGGAAAATTGAAAAAGAAAGACCTTTAATTGTCATCTTGGAAGACATCGACTCGATTGCCGGTGAAAATAGTCACTCCACTAGTAGATTATTAAACATCTTGGATGGTGTAAAACAAATTGAAGATGTTGTTTATATTGCAACAACCAATTACCCTGAGAAACTACAGGATCGTATTACAAACAGACCATCACGTTTTGATAGACGTTATAAAGTCGAATTACCTAATGAGGAAATTAGACGAGCATACATTCAACACAAGCTAACTGAAGATGACATCAAAGGTATCAACATCGAAGAATGGGTAGAAAGAACTGATGGTATGTCTCTTTCTCACTTGAAAGAGGTTGTAATTTCAACTATAGTTATGGGTAGAGAATTTGAGGAAGTAATGGATAACCTTGAAGGATTAAAAAGAACTCCGTCAGTAAGGGGTTCAGGAAAAATGGGATTTGGAAAATGAGAAAGTTTAGTTTAATAGTTGGATTATTGTTACTTGTAAGTTGCAAAAGTTCAAAAAGTGGATGTGATGCATATGGAAATAACATCATGAAAAGTGATTCAATTAAGATTAAAGTCGAACATTGTCATATAGAAGAAGAAAACTATTGTTACTATTCTATTGATACGATAAAATTTGTAAAATAATTTTGTAAAGTTTTTGGTTGAAATAAAAATATCACTATATTTGTAGTGTAATCAATTAAACACTTTATATGTCTACCATCACTCAAGTTCAAAATTATCAAGGTTCTAACTCTTTCGTTATAAAGATGAAAGATGCGATTAAGAAATACGGTTCTTTAACCTCCAAACAAGCGGCAGCGGTTGAGAAGATTTTAAATGCTCCTGTTGAAGCAAAACAAGTTGAGTTGAGTGATGATATGAAAAAAATTCAGGCTTACACAGGTGAGAACTCTTTTGTTAAAGAGATTCAATCCAAACTTGAGAAGTATGGTAAGTTGTCTGATAAACAAGTAACTGCAGCTTTGAATCAAATTCAAAAAGAAGAAACAAAAGCGGCGACCAAACAAATGAATATTCCTGCTGAAGGAGACACCATTCAAGTGGGTCGTCGTATTGGACAAGAGATGAAAGAGACTTATGGTTTGGAATTCAACCCAACTATCTTGGACATCACTAAAGTTTTGGCAATTTCACCTAAGGCTGTAAAGTTCGCAGGTAAGATGACCGTGAAACGTTGTAAAGTTTGTATGTGTTGTGCTAAAAGTTTGACTGACGAATTTTCTATGTTGACTCAAATGGGTAAGACTTGTGCTAAACATATGAAAGTTGAATACATCAAAGACAAGAGTCAAGCGGATCGTTTCCGTGAGGAATACTTGAAACGAGTTGAGGAAATTGGTGTTATGGAATTTTGGATACCAAAATCCCAACTCAAAAATTGGGAAGGTAACTCCAATTTTTTGTTGGAGATCTTCTAAGAAACCCCATCCTTAGTGGTGGGCTTTTAGGACCGTTATCCGTTAGGGTAATAATCAAAAGGGGGAATTCGCTACTCCCCCTTTTCTATTTCACATAAACCACTATAATTTGATTATGGTTGGTATTTTATTTACATTTACAATACTATTAATTGGTGTTTTAGGTAAACACAGAAAATTTTTAAAAGATGACTAAAGAACAAATGAATGAGTTTTTAGAATCCATAGGTGGACTTGAAAATGGGTTTCATTCAGACAGAGGTCCAATCAAAGATTCAGGGTTTTTTAGTGTTGGATCTGGTTGGTATCCACTAATTAAGGATCTGATTACTGATCTTATTGAATTAGGGTGGGATAAACAAACTTGTCAAGTAAAAGAAAAATTTGGTGGACTTAGATTTTATATTAACGGAGCATCAACTGAAGTTCATAAAAGAATAAGTGAGGCTGAAAATCTAAGTTATGAAACTTGTGAGACCTGCGGTGAAAAAGGAGAATTAAGAACAAATATTGGTTGGCATACAACATTATGTAATAAACACTATGAAGAACATAAGACAAATATTCAAGACTAATACACAGCTAATGGATCA